TGACGTTCTACAGCGTGCTGGTTTTTCTTATGTCTCTGGCGAGACTTTGACTTCGGGGGATTACAAGAGTGCCACGGACAACCTTTCTATAGAGGTTGCTGAGGCTATTCTTGACGAGTTGCTTAGGTCCACGGTCTCTGTGCCTGGATCTGTGAAAGCATACGCCATGAAAATCTTGCGTCCCACGTTGTTCAACCTCGAACACGGCATAGAATCTTTTTGTCCGACGAGAGGTCAGATGATGGGGTCTTTTCTTTCTTTCCCTCTGCTTTGTCTGCAGAATAGAATCGCTTTCTTGTATGCAGGCGACTCAGTTGGGATTGATTGTTCAGAATTCCCATGTCTGATCAACGGAGACGACATACTGTTTAGGTCCGGTCCGCACTTCAGTGCGCACTGGATGGATACAGTCGGGAGTCTCTCGTTGGAGGTAGAGAAGACAAAAACTTCCGTTTCCCCGGAGTTCGGTTCGCTTAATTCCACACTTTGTCGACGCTACGGCGTCTTCTATCGTGTGGTTGCGACTGTCCGAATGGGAATGCTACGGGAGTCAGAGTCTTATGATACTCTCTCGAAGGGTTTTGATGATTTTATTGCTGGACTAAAGGGGTCACTCCGTTATAGAGCGGCGATGGCCTGGTTCAGCTGGAACATAGGAAAAATACGGCCTTTAGGGCTCACAACTTGGGATCTCGGTTTCCGAGGTCCCCTGGCCTATAGGGCGACAAAGAAGTTCGGATTACGGCAAGGCCCGAGTCTCCAGAAAATTCCGAGTCTCAAGGTTGAGAATGGTCTGTCGCTCACTTGTGAGTATGTGGACCCTGATCTCTTGGACCAGGACGAAAAGAAGGAGAACTTGGCCGAATTGGCCGCTTGGAAGTGGAGGACGGCTTTCCAGGTTTCTTCGAGATCACGCGAGTTGATGGATCTGTATCTAGCCGTTTCTGCCACTAGGAGAGACGCGCCTAACTTTAAACCGTACTTGTACGGCGGCGAGCAAAGCGTTATTTCCCGGAATGTGGGCGGCGCCAAGATTTTTAGACAACGCGTGAAGACAATTGATAGGGGGTTTCCCCTTCTCATTCCAATGAGAGGGAAGTTACCCACCTACGAAGAGTTCCTGGCGGGAGAGGTAGACGTCGGCTCCGTTGAGCTGCCAACAAAGAAGAAATAGATGACCC